GTTAGGGGGAGAGCGGGGGTATGTGGGTTTATTCCCGGCAGGTTTCCTTGCCATTGTACAGTCAAATTTCGCATTTGTCAACCCAAAAAACACCCCCGTTCGAAAATTTTTGGTTCGAAAACAGTTAAAGGGGTTGACATCGTTCGAAAACAATCATAAAATAAGGATTGACAAAGGAGAAAAACCATGTTCAAGGCGTGGGTTCTTGTTTGTGCGCTTAATTCTCCAGAACAATGTATGACGTTCGAAGACAGGTGGGGTCCGTACCCGACTGAAGCCCAGTGTAAGGCCCGTGTCGAACAAATGATTGAAGTAATTGTCCCCACAATGCCAACAATCGTCGAAATAAAGTACCGTTGCGAACTTTTGGATAGCGTATGAACCTTTTACCTCAACAAAACAACCGCAAACCGGCTCTTACAGAAAAGCAGGAAACCTTTCTTGACGCCCTGTTCGAAAACGGAGGCAACTTGACTGCTGCAGCCGAAGTTGCAGGTTATTCTCCCGGCTCTATAGCGTGGTTGCGTGACCGGTTAGCTGACGAAATCGTCGAACGGACGCGAACCATGCTGGCGGGCCAGTCCCTGAAGGCCGCGAACCGTCTTGTTGACCTTGTCAGTTCGCCTGAAATCGAACGAGGCGACGAACTCCGCATGAAAGCAGCCGAAGCCATCTTAAATCGCGTTGGCTTGGGCAAACAGGAAACAATTAACCACAACGTAGCGGCGGTTCACGGTGTTGTCCTGCTACCCCCCAAGAAAGAGGTAATCATTGATGGTTGAACAACAAAGAAATAAAATGCTAGGTGCTAGGGCACGGGCTGCAGAAGATGCGCTTTTAAGCGAAGACAACCTGTCTGACGAACAAGTTGCCGGGTATTTAAAAGACTTGAACGAAGCAAACATGACAGGGGCTATCAGCAGCAAGTATGACCCCTATGATAGAATCACGCTCGACGTTGTGAAGAAAGTAAACTCTTCCAAAGGTCGTTCGGCTGCAGGTAGCGCAGAGAAGTAACCTATGGGTAAACCCCGCAAACGTGTCCTTGTGCCCCCCGACCCGGCAACCTTGGACCAACCCCGTGGACGGGGCCGACCTAAAAAAGACCCGAACCAGCCTACCGCCCAGTACAAAATGTCGGAACGAGAGCGGGCACGACGCTCCGTTCAGGCAAAACTCCGCAACGCAAAGGCACGGGTTCAAAAACAACAAACCAAAGCAAACAACGAAAAGCGCAAGGTTCGCAACCTTACCGAAAAAGCAGGAAAAGTAGAAAAGGCACTAAAAGGTGAAAGCACTCGCGTTATTGACCAAGGCGACCTCAACGAACTTCCACCAGCGGTTTCCGACCTTGTTGACGGTTCTCCCGTTATTTTTCGACCCAATCCCGGACCCCAAGAAGAATTTCTTTCAGCCCCCGAACAAGACGTTCTTTACGGCGGGGCTGCTGGCGGCGGCAAGTCGTTTGCTTTACTTGCTGACCCCCTACGCTATTGCCACAATCCCAATATGCGAGGTCTTCTTCTTCGCCGTACCCTCGACGAACTAACCGAACTTATCGACAAATCCAAACAACTGTACACCAAAGCGTTTCCCGGCGCAACCTTTCGCGAATCAAAATCAACGTGGGTATTTCCATCGGGTGCGACTATTTGGTTCACCTACCTTGACCGCGACAAAGACGTTACCCGCTTCCAAGGTCAGGCTTTCAACTGGATAGGCATTGATGAAATCACCCAATATCCAACTCCTTATGTCTGGGACTATCTCCGCTCCCGTTTGCGTTCTACAGACCCAGAGTTGCAAACCAGTCTCTGTATGCGATGCACAGCCAACCCCGGCGGCGTCGGAGGATGGTGGGTTAAAAAGATGTACATCGACGCCAACGAAGCCAACAAGGCTTTTGGCGCAAAAGACTTAGATACGGGAAAGACATTTGTTTGGCCGGAAGGTCATCCAAAGGCAGGTCAGCCGCTGTTCTACCGCAAGTTCGTTCCAGCACGGCTGACTGACAACCCCTACCTGATGGCAGATGGCCAATACGAGGCTATGCTCAGGTCGCTCCCGGATGTCGAGCGTAGACGACTCCTTGAGGGGGATTGGGACGTGGCAGAGGGAGCGGCCTTCCCAGAGTTTTCTCGAACCCGCCACGTTGTCGAACCGTGGGAACTTCCAACGAACTGGCCCCGTATCCGCGCAGCCGACTATGGCTACTCAAGCCCGTCTTGTGTTCTTTGGGGTGCAATCGATTGGGACAATAATATTTGGGTTTATCGAGAATTATACGTAAAACACTTGACAGCGGAACAATTAGCTGATAAAATACTAGAAGCAGAAGAGTTAGACCCACTACCACACTACACAGTTCTAGACTCTTCTTGCTGGAACAAAACCGGATTCGGGCCGTCAATTGCTGAAACAATGATGCGGTCTGGCGTTAGGTGGACTCCCTCAGACCGCAACCGTCTACAAGGAAAAATGGAATTACACAGGCGGCTTGCTGACGACCCCTACTCTAACGAACCACGTCTCCGGGTTTTTTCAACGTGTAAGCACACTATCGCGCAGCTATCAGGCATACCGCTCTCCAAAACCAACAGTGAAGATGTAGACACAAAGGCAGAGGACCATGCCTACGATGCGTTGCGATACATGGTGATGACGCGAACCTCCGGCTACACCTCAATCCACAAACAACTACAGGGCATCAAGGACCAAGCGTTCAAGCCCTTTGACCAGACGTTCGGATACTAGATGGCACAGAAGAATCTTCAAACTGGTGCAAGCTACAAGCCTCTCGCGGAAAATCTTGACCCGCGAACAGTTACTTTGCGCGAAATGCTACAGGCACACGCCAATAGGTCCACAGCCCAAGATGGTCCGAAAAAGTTTATGTCAACATTTATTGGTGACACAAAGTTTGCGTCTATTTTTAAGCCCTATTTAGACCTTCCTGCTGTAGATTTTGTAGAGACTTTTTCCGACGATGAAACCAACCCTCTTGTTCTAGCTTATGAAAAAGATGAGGCTGTAAATGCACGTCGTAACATCTACTCTAAAGTCGGTGCTATTGAATTTCATATTAATGAGCAGTTGCAGAGGGCCGGTGCGTTAAACGAATTGTACCCTGAAGGTATGCCCAAAGCTACTGACCGGGTTATTCGCCCGGACAAGCCTTTAGCAAAAGCGCGTCGATATAGTTTTAATCCCGGTTTGATGGGTGAGTGGCTTGTTAAATTAGATGAGTACGGACGTAATAACCCAAAGGATATAGGTATTGTAAAGGCTCTTGCGGCACAAGCCCACATGGGTCTTCGTACGGGTGAGATTATGAACGCTCCTGCAAGTGCTTTACATCCACCTGAAAAGCGCAGTGCGGCATGGGGCTTTTTTCTTGATACTGATACCCCCGGCGTCAAGATGGATGAAAACTTGAACATTGCAGTCGGACCTCGTACGTACAATATTTTGCAACAGGCTCTTGATATAAGTCAGGCAAATGACCGCAACCTTTTTGTAAATCCTGATGGTTCCCCTATCGGAGACGGGGAAATGACTCGCGTCGCCAAGCAAATTAAGGTTCCCGGTATTATGACTGACCATCAAACGGGAGAAAAATTAAATAATCTTTCAGAAGCCTACGATTTAAGACGTATGTGGGTTACTTTGGCTCTGAATGAATTTCCCGGACAGGGCGGTAAGGTAGGCGCAGCACAAGGTCGTGCCATTAGCACCACTGCCAAAGGTGGCGGTGCTTCAGATTTGTACTACAACCCAAGCCCCGGTTTTTACGGACAGGCAGCTACTGACGTCCCTAATACGATAGATGCGTGGTTGTTTGAAGCCCAAACGCAGGAACTTCCTGCAGATATGCGTCCGCCAGAAGGTCAGCGCGTTTCTTACGCAACGGATTTCCTAAAAGGTTCTTCAGTTTTTGAACCCGCAGATGCTCCTGTAGTTATGGGAAGCTTGACTGCAAGGTATGTAGAACCTACGCCTAAGACGGAAGTGGTTCGCCCTGAAGCCCCTGCCGCTCCTGTTTCTAAACCTACAGTTGCTTCTCCCGAACCCAAAACACTTAATGATTTATCCCCAGAACTTCAGGAAAAATTAAAAGGAGCAGGGTTTAATCTTGATAAGTTTTTAGGCAGGGGGTTAAAAGTCCTTGCAGGTGCTGTAGGTGTCGAAACCGCTCGTCAAATAATTACCGAACCTGAAGCTTTCGCAAAAGACGTTGCTCTTGAGGCTGGCGCACGAGCCGCAGGTCTAGCAGCAGCACCTGCCGCCGCTGTTCCGATGATTCTTGCTCCTAGTGAACTGGCTTCGGGCGAACTTCCACCCGGAGGCTTACCCCCAGAGCAGCCAACCGATTTTATTCCGGCCCGCGAAGTCGAAGAAGAAAGCCCCACTGAGCAAATGGCCCGTATCGCTACCGAAGATGCTGGGTTTGTCCAACGCAACAGGGAACCGGAAGCCGCCCCCGTTGCTAACCAAGGCTTCATACAACCCTAACCTACGGGAGAAAACCGATGCCGATGAACAACTACAACTACGGCGCATCTTACATCATGGGTTCCGACAAAACTTCTGTCGATGCCAACATGGGTGAGTCAAAGCTGTATCGTGAGGGTCTTGAGTTCGATACTCGCGCCAAGACTGATGTTCTGACAGAAGACATGCCAAAGAAACAGACGAAAACGACTGTTGATGCTTCTGTTATGAAAATGGCCGACGAACGAGACTACTAAAACAAGATGTCCGAAGATAATTTTCTCCAACCCGCAGATGACACTACTGTTGGTTTAGTTAGTCCTGAAGAGCAGATGCCCGGCTTGGCTGCGTACGTAAATGCGCGGTTCGAAGACGCGGAAAACGGAAGGTACGCCCACGAACAGCGTTGGCTACAGGCGTACAAAAACTTTCGTGGAATCTACGATTCGACAACACAATACCGCGACTCTGAACGGTCACAGGTATTCATTCGGATTACCAAAACCAAAGTTTTGGCTGCTTACGGCCAAATAGTAGACATTCTGTTCGCAAACAAAAAGTTTCCACTTGTTGTGGAGTCAACTCCGGTACCTGAAGGTATTGCGGAGTTTGCCCACATGGAGACACCGCTAGACCAAATGCAGCAACAAGACCCTTACGGGTTTGCTGGCGATGGTCGCGAACTGCTGCCGGGTGCCCTAGAAGCCAACGAACCAAAGGCGTTTCTTGGCGGCTTACAGGGCGAATACGGACAGCTTCCCTTGGCAGAGGGGCCAGCTAAGATTGGCGAACCCCAAATTGAACCTGCCAAGATTGCTGCACACCGTATGGAGAAAACAATCCACGACCAGCTTCTTGATACAAATGCTGTTAATGTACTTCGCAAATCAATCTTTGAATCTTGTTTGCTTGGTACGGGCATTGTAAAGGGGCCGTTCAACTTCTACAAGCGTGTTCACAATTGGGAGCGCGACGACGAAGGCCAACGGGTGTACGTACCCGAAGAAAAAACCGTTCCACGGATTGAAATGGTGTCAGCTTGGGACTTCCACCCTGACCCGTCTGCTACGAGCATAGATGACTGTGAATACGTCATAGAACGTCACAGAATGAACCGCCAACAACTTCGTGCCCTTATAAAGCGTCCGTATTTTAACGCAGATGCTATTCAAGATTGTTTGGCAAAAGGTCCAAATTACGAGGACAAATACTACGAAGACACTATTCGTGAAGACGAAACCGAACCGTACTATCAAGGAAACCGTTACGAGGTTCTTGAATATTGGGGTGTTCTGGATTCCAAGTTGGCTAAAGAGGCCGGACTTGAGGGTGCAGAAAACATGTCAGAGTTCGACGAGGTTCAGGTTAACGTGTGGGTTTGCGGCACAATGGTTCTTCGCTGTGTCCTTAATCCATTTACACCGGCCCGTATTCCTTATCAGGTGTTCCCTTACGAAGTCAACCCGTACCAGCTTTGGGGCGTTGGCGTAGCGGAAAACATGGAAGACGCACAAAAGTTGATGAACGGCCACGTTCGCATGGCCATCGACAATCTTGCTCTTGCTGGTAATCTCGTGTTTGATGTGGATGAAGCCAGTCTCGTGCCGGGACAGAACATGGATATTTTCCCCGGAAAGATTTTCCGTCGGCAGTCCGGTGTGACCGGCACGGCCATCAACGGCCTCAAATTTCCGAACACGGCTGGTGAAAACCTCCAGATGTATCAGATTAGCCGTCAGTTAGCAGACGAAGAGACGGGCATTCCGTCGATTGTTCACGGACAAACAGGCGTAACTGGCACAGGACGTACAGCCGCAGGTCTATCAATGCTGATGGGTTCGGCGGGCTTGTCGATGAAAACCGTTATTAAAAACATTGACGACATGCTTCTCAAGCCTCTTGGTGAAGCGTACTTCCAGTGGAACATGCAGTTCAACGAAGAAGCAGAAGATATTAAGGGCGACCTTGAGATTAAGCCACGCGGCGTAGCCGCAGTCATGCAAAAAGAGGTTCGCACCCAGCGTCTCACATCTTTGTTGCAAACAGTCACAAACCCAATGTTGGCACCCTTCATTAAGATTCCAAACCTAATGCGTGAACTGGCAATCTCGCAGGATATTGACCCAGATAGTTTGGTCAACGACGCAAACGAAGCACAGCTTTACGCTAAAATGTTACAAGGATTGATGGCTAATGTACAACAAGGAGCAAGCCAAGCTGCTGGGGCCGCTGCTGGCCCAGCCGACGATATGGCAGGGTCTGGAGGAGTATCTCCACAGCCTGAAGGAACAGACGTACAGGGGTCTGGTAACGGCACAATCGGAGTCGGAACTGCGCCAACTGCAGGGGAAAGCGGCTTTACTGGAAACCCTCCTCAAACTGAAGGATAATCACGAGGCAATAATCAAGAATGGCTGACCGTCTTAACATTGGCTTGGACACCGACACGGAAACCACAGGTACATCCACGGGTTTCTTTACGGGACAAAGAACTGTCTCTCCGGATGTGTACAAGTCAAGCTTTGTTAACTTCTACACAACTTCGCTGGGCTTACCCAGCTTAGAAGAAGAGACGGGCATTGAGGTTGACGAACCGGAAGACCTCGAACTGGTTCGACCCGGCGATAAACCGGAGCGTGACGAACGAGACGTTCCGAACATTCTTGAAATGACATCACTTGAAACGGGCGAACCTCAAGGTCTTTCAACCGTCAAGTTTTACGACGACGCTATTATGGGGACATCTTCTTTTAATAGCTACTCAGACTATCTAGGCTCTGTAGGAAAACATGACCGCATATCGTTCGTTGAAAATATTCTTGAGCCAGTTACTGCCGGTAAGCTGGGAGAAGTTTCGTTTGGTAAAGCAGCTAAATCAGAAGTAAAAACGGGCGTATCCAAAACAAAAGAAGCTGTAAAGAAAACGCCAAGTCGTATTGGCCTTTTGTTCAAAGACCGCGCAGAAATGACACAAGCTGAACTGGCTGAACTTGAAAAGGCCAGTGCGTCGTTTGCTAGAGGCGCGATGGGTCTTGCTGGCCCTATGGGTGCACTAGCAGGTTCGTTTATTGGTGGCACAACAGTAAAGAATGCCTTTGGTAACAATTCGTTTCTTCCTAGTGGCCCACTAGGGATGATAGGCGAAGTTGTTCACTCAATTCAATATTCAGATATGGCCAAAATACGTGCGGCCAGAAGTGCGTACGCACAGGGCGACATGGCTGGGACACAGTTAGGTCCAATGAATTTTGACAACGTCGATATTGGCTTTGCCATGTCGATAGGCAACATGGGTATCACTCGCGCCCCCGGAGATGGAACGTACTCCGGAAATACTCAGGGTCTAAACATCGAACAGATTAAGTCGCTTGAGGCAGTTGCTAAAGGTTATGACCCCCGTGGTTACAACATGTTCGACCCGACTAAAAGCAGAAGTAATGTCGTTGCAGACGGGGGCGTGTTCGTTTCGGGAAATAAGCTTGAAGGATTTTTTAGAGGCAACGGTACTTTTTACAACCCAACTAGATTTACCTCGTCTAAATACAGTTTGCAAAGCCAAGCCCAAAAGGCTGCAGCAACGGCAGGAATATCGTACACAGAATTTCAGTCAGCACGTGACCAAGCCCTTGCCGGAACCAAAACTCTTGCACAGGCAATTGCCGATATCAAGGCAGCCAAAGTAGCACAGCCAGCCGCTGCTCCATCCGCCCCGTCAGGCGAGGGTGAAGGCCCAACAATCACCGTGGGCGGAAAAGAGTATCAGGTGGGAACAGGTGCAGGTCAAGTTGACCCCGGTCTTGCAGCGGCTGTTCAACAACAGCAAAAAGAAGAGGGTGACAATCAGCGGGACGGTCCCCCGTCTAACGATAAATACGGTGGCCAAGCTAATAGTAGCTACGGCGGCTACGGAGGATTCGCTGGAAGTGGACGCGCCATGGGTGGCCGCATTGGCTACGCTCCCGGCGGTGCGGTTGCCCAAGGTGGAAGTGGGTTCGTTGACCGTCCACCAGAGCAAGTTTCCGAAGCACAGTCGGTTGCGGACAATCGTCCAACCCAACTCCCAGAAGGCGCATTCGTTATTAATGCAGCCGCTGTTGAGTTCGCTGGAAGCAGCGACGTAAAGAAAATGTTGCTTGACGCCCACAAAGAAGCGGTTCGCAGGGGAATAACGGTTGACAAACAGGGTAACGGTGCTAAACTAATAGATGTAGCAATTTCCAGCGGCGAAGTCGTTGTTGCGCCACACCTTGCTAAAATTATCGGCTATGACCGCCTAGAAAAAATCAACAATCGTGGCAAAACTGAAACTCAAGAACGTATCGAAGAAAACGGTCAATCTGGTTTGCCAACTCAAATGGCAGCGGCAACAGGTGGATTTATTCTTGGGCTTCGCCAGTCTCCTCAAACTCAAGTTCCAGAAGGCTTTGTAACTCGTGGACAACTGCCCGAACAGCCTATTCCCAGCCGTGACGAAGACACCTTTTTTGATTACAGCATCGGCCAAATAAAAGATGCAATTCGTAAAGTCGAAATAAAAGGCTTCGAAGATAACCCTTACATTTTTACAGGAATTAGTCGCAAGGGAAAAGAGTCTTCCGCTTTTGGTCCTATGCAAATTACGTATTCGACTCTTGAGGACATAAAAGAACGAAGCGAAGAATTCAAACGTCTTGACCCAGAAGTGCAAGAATACGTTGACAAGCTTATTCAACAAGGACGCGATAAAGTAAACTTAGAAAAAAGCGGAGCGATTTATCGCAACGATAAGCCCCGCAAAGTAGCGTCCGACGTACGTAAAAAATTAAAAGGTTTAGGCATTGGCGTCATAGACGCTGCCGAACACGACAAATATTATGAAATGGTTGCAGACGTAGTTTTACGACAAAAACTATACGACCACGACAATTTGCAAGACGCCCTCGCATCGTACGGAGAGGGCGAGAACTACGCAGACAAGGTTCTTAAAAACTTGCAGTAATTCGTCAGCTACCCGCAGGTTCGCGGCCCTGACACAACCGGAGCGGCTACCCACAGCCAAGTGGCCCCGCAAGTGAGGTAAATCAAATGGCAAAAGCAAGAGGCCACCGTGCCAACAAAGCAAACGACTCGTTTGGAACAGTAAACAATGAGTCACTGTATCGTGGAAAATACCGTGAAGAAGTCTACAAAGATGAAGATGACGACGCGGAAGAAACTGTAGAAGCGCAAGACGCGGACCCCCAAGATGAGGCTACTCCGCAAAACGAAGCAAACGACAGTTTTGTTGAGGCTAAAAAAGAAGCCGAACACGATTACAAAAAACGGTATGACGACTTGAAGCGTCACTACGACGAAAAGGTCAACGAGTTCAAAGGTGAAATCGAAACTCTTCGAAAGACAATGACAGAACGGGCTGCAGAAATGCCTCGCGGTGTTACTCCTCCGAAGACTATTGAAGAACTGGAAGAATTTAAAGAGCGTTATCCCGACGTGTTCGAGGTAGTGCAGACCGTATCAAGTATGCAAACCGAAACACAGGTTGCAAAACTCCGCGAAGAACTTGGTTCTATCAAGGAGCGGGAACAAGAGTTAGAAAAGCAGAAAGCCTACGAGGAACTGCTTCGGCTTCAACCCGATTTCAACGAGATTAAAGCAGATGAAAAGTTTCTTGCTTGGCTCGAAGAACAACCTGAATCCATCTCAGATGGCATCTACAAAAACAACAAAGATGCCCGCTGGGCGGCACGGGTCGTAGACCTCTACAAAGCCGACACAGGCTTAACAAAGAAGAAAGCCAAATCTGCTTCCGCCGCTGAAGCTGTCACAAAAACCCCGGTTCGGGAAGTAAAGACAGAAAGCACAGGAAACAAAAAGATTTGGAAAGCTTCTGAAATCGGCAAACTCAAGCCGTGGCAGTTCGAAAAGCTGGAAAGCGAAATTGATGCTGCACGGAGTGAAGGCCGAATCGACTTCAACTCTTAAACCTCAAACAGAGGAAGGAATAGACCAATGGCTTTTGATAGCGCATCAGGTTACAACAACCTGCCTTCCGGTAACTTTACACCGGAAATTTTCAGCCAAAAGGTTCTCAAATTCTTCCGTCGCGCTTCGGTTGCTGAAGACATCACGAACACCGACTACGCGGGCGAAATCGAGAACTACGGCGATACAGTACGTATCATCAAAGAACCAACAATCACTGTGTCTAGCTACTCACGCGGTTCTGTGGTAAACCCACAAGACCTCGCTGACGACCAGACAACTATGGTTGTTGACCAAGCAAACGCTTTTGCGTTTAAGATTGACGACATTGAAGAGCGTCACTCTCACGTCAACTTCGAGGCTCTTGCCACTTCTTCGGGTGCATACTCGCTGAAGCGTAAGTACGACGCCAACATCCTGACAGCTATGGCTTCAGGTGCAGGTCTGACTGGTGAGTCAGGTGCGCCTACTGCTCAAATCTCCGGTATCGGAACTTTGGGTTCGGCTCTTGCTGTTACCACGGGCGACATTGCTGTCAACACCATGTTGGCAATGGCTGCTGCCCTCGACGAGCAGTCGGTTCCAGAAGAGAACCGTTGGTTCGTTGCTCCCCCAGCTTGGTACAAGCAGTTGTTCTCAGCAGGTGCAAAGTTCGCAGAAGTACAGGTAACTGGCGATGCAACTTCTCCGCTGCGTAACGGCCTTGTTTCTCTGGGCAACATTGCTGGCTTCCAGTGCTACAAGTCAACTGCCCTCGTTTCTAACGGCGGCACAGACCAAGTAACACTGTCTGGTCTGGCAACTGACGGCTCAGAAGAAGTTGTTCTGGCTGGTCACATGTCAGCGACTGCTACTGCTTCGCACATTGCAAAGACAGAAGTTGTTCGTTCAACCGAAACATTCAGCGACATCGTTCGTGGTCTGCACGTATTTGGCCGTAAGGTTCTGCGTCCAGAAGCCCTCGTTCGCGCTGTTGTAAACGTGTAATAGGGAGAACTAGATAATGGCTACTCTTAGTGTAACTAACGCCGTTGCTGGCGTCCCTGTTGGCCGCAAGCTTCAAGTCATTGAAGTTATGGCTGACTTCTCAACAACCAATCTGACCACTGCAGATACTTTCCAAGCTTTGACAATCCCAGCTAACACGCTGGTGGTTGCCGCTGGTGTGGAAGTTGTAACTGTAACAGCTAACGCTGGTTGTGTGTTGGACATGGGCGACTCTGATGATGACCTGTACGTTTCGGCTCTTGACGCCACGACTGCTGGTCACGAAATCAACAACGCTGCAGGTACAATGAAGCTGTACACTGCTGCTGACACCATTGACCTGACAGTTGACACTGCCACGTTCGACGGTAAAGCCCGTGTGTTTGCAGTTATCTGCGACATGGGTTCAGGCGAGACTGCGATTTCATCGTTCACCTCCGCCTAACTAAAACGTCAGGGGGGCCACGTGCCCCCTTGACACCTTTTTAATTTTGTGATATAAGCAGGGAACCACCTGCGGGGGTAAACCCACTATGCCACGTAAAAAAGAAACACCGATACGTCGTACAACATCAGGAAAGGGTGCAAACTACCGCCCTACCAAGTCTGGTGCAGGTATGACTGCAAAAGGTGTAGCTGAGTACAGAAAAAAGAACCCCGGTAGCAAACTAAAAACAGCGGTCACGGGGAAAGTAAAGGCGGGAAGCAAAGATGCCAAGCGTCGAAAGTCTTTTTGTGCTCGTTCTGCTGGACAAATGAAAAAGTTTCCCAAAGCAGCAAAAGACCCGAACAGCCGTCTTAGACAAGCACGGAAGAGGTGGAAATGCTAAATCTACTTGTAGGTCCGATTACACAACTAGCTGGCACTTGGCTAGAAGGCAAAGTCGAAAAGACAAAAGCTGAAACAGGTGCAAAGGTTGCCAAAGCAAAAGCTGAAGCAATCATAATGGAAAAGAAAGCAACAGGCGAAATAGACTGGGACTTGGAAGCAATCAAAGGTAGCCAGAACTCGTGGAAAGATGAGTGGCTGGTTATTTTGTTTTCAGTACCGTTGATTCTCGCGTTCATCCCCGGAATGGAAGATGTCGTATCCCACGGATTTCAACAATTGGAGCAAATGCCTGAATGGTACCAGTACAGCTTGGGCGTTATTGTTGCTGCAAGCTTTGGAGTCCGCAGCGCGACAAAATTCTTTGGAAAGAAATAAAAATGGCTGAAGTCACGATGGAAAGACTCCTTCAATGGAAGATACTACCTCGACTGATGATGCTCACAATGACTCTGATGAGTTGGCGTTGTGCAGAGTGGTTTATGAACTTGGACGCCCCAACAGCGTCACAATCCGCCTTTGTAAGCGTTGTAATGGGTGCTATGACAGGTGCGTTCGGTATTTGGATGGGCGGAGAAAATAAAAAATGAAATATAACGAATCGCATTTTTTAGATAAGCTTATTGAACACGAGGGCATGGTCCTGACCGTGTACGAAGATTCTCTTGGTATCGACACTATTGGTATTGGGCGCAATTTAAAAGACAGGGGAATCAGTAAAGAAGAACTGGATTATATGGACATCCCTTCTATGGCTGTTGTTTACGAACACGGCATCACGGAAGCGGATGCAAGATATTTAGCCTTGAATGACATCAAGATTGTAGAAAACGAACTGGCGCGAGTTCACCCTTGTGTAGAAGGTTTATCTGCGGTTCGCCAACTGATTTTGATGGACATGGCCTTTAACATGGGTGTGCCACGCCTCTGTAAATTCAAGAACATGTGGAACGCAATACACAGCGGAGATTTTGAAGCTGCAAGTTTTGAGATGATGGATTCGAGATGGGCACGTCAGGTAGGTGGACGAGCCAAGAAACTTTCAGACGCGATGAAAACAGGAGAGTTCTAAGATGC